CCACAACAATAAGAAGGATACAAACATGTACGATCAAGACGACATCATGCAGTTCTTCAACTATGCCCATCTTCCCGCCCATCTCCAAGAGGTCAGCAAGAGGTTTCACGAGATGGCCGGGTTCCTCATGGACCTGCCAGCGTGTAGAGAGCGGCAGAAGGCGCTCGATGCTCTTTTGATGGCCAAGGACGCCGCAGTGAGGGCCAAGCTGGTAGAGCAGCGTTTGGCTGCTTGGCGCTGCGCCCTTCACCGGGGCGCGTGCGCCCGTATAGAATGCGCACAGGAGTCCGCATGAAGCTAGGCAAACAAAACGCGACCAATGGCCATCTTATCCAAGCCCGCATTGATGAGAAGAAATACTACGCGCTCTCGTCAAATGAACTGGACCAAATGATCGCCGAGTTGACCCAAATCTACGGCCGCAAATCCGACGTGCTTCGAGCGGCTATCTTCGTGCTCTATGGGCTCAACGCGAGTCCGAGCAAAGCAACCAAAGAGGCGCGCGAATTCATAACCCGGATCAACGAGGTGCTGACCAAAAGAGGTGTTGTGGTGAGGGGAGAGCAGATCAGTAAACGCTACAGAAAAGCCAAGTCGAATTTGCGACGCATGAGCGCAAATTCCATGGAGGAGTCATGACCCAAACCGTGTTTGTTTCCGGGCATCTCGATCTCACATAAGAGGAATTCCATGAGCACTATCAGCCTGGGCTGGCCGCGTATGTAGCCCAAGGCACCCACTTCGTGGTTGGTGATGCCTGCGGGTGTGACACGATCAGTAGACGTGATGGTTGTGGTGATTGTGATAACTATGGTGGCCGTGAGTGCGTAACCATGATCCTTCAACCATCACCTTAACATGTCGAATTTATCTCTATGATTTCGTTCAGGATTTGGGATAATTCGCCGTGATCGCGGATAATTCATGAGCTAATTGCGCCGTGCTGAATCAGCCTGCTCGACGTTACTTTCTTCTCACGGTACAATGAGGCGAGGAGGGACTATGAACGTCCAGTATCAAGATCCCGAAAAAGCCGACATGATCAATGGCGAGTGGCGCTCGCCAAAATGTGATGCACAAGGCCGGCTCATTGTTACTGCGGAGAGCGCTGGTAGTGACGGCACAATTGCTACATCGGCAAAACAAGACGAGCAAACCGACCTGCTCGAAAAGATTGATCTATCCACTCGCATCGGTGCCGGGTGGTTTCTCAAGCGCACGAAGAAGCTCGTGCTGGCGGATATGACACCATCGGGCATAGACCTCGCAGCTCTTACACCAGCGGGAATGACCGTCGTTGGCGTCGCGGGCTCGAGGACCACGGTTAATGGCACCGTCATCGACCTCGAAGCCACAGCGAATGATGTCGATGACTTCATCGATTTGAATTTCGGTGCCAACTTTACGCACTACGGCGTTTGGAAGAAAATCGGCCCATTGACGTCGAGTGGGTGCTTCCCCTTGTACGTGCTTTTCGCATGAGGAATACCGATGAACCAAAACTTCCAACAAGACAGCGCCGGGAGGTTATTGACGGTAACCGATGCCGTTACTCCTTTGGGCGCTTGGGTCGATAGAGACCCGGTTGTTGTTCCAACCGAGCCGAGCGTGGCGCAACAACTACCGGACTACTCGTGCTCGGAAATAAAACTGATTGCGGATGGCGCAAACACTCATCCCATTTACGTGGGTGGGACCGACGTTTCGAGCACCAAAAGCCAAGACCTCGAAGCCGGTGACCTCGAAATCATCGAGCGCGTGTCGAATGCAAATCAATTCTACGTGGTCGCTGCCGAGGGGCACACCGGCCAGAAAGTACGGGTACAAACTCGATGAGCCTTCCCACCTTGTCCAAGACTTGGGAGTTCATTCCCAATTACTCCGTCGCGGCTTCTGGCACAGCCCTCACAACGAACCGGACCATTTTGAAGTGGTTGACGGACAACATGACCACAAATGGGTCATCCCTTTGGGTCAACGCGGCAAACAGCCCCGTCACCCCGAGCGGATTGGCTACCGTGCGGTATTCATGCAACTCGGTAACGGCGGGTACCGCAGGAGATGGAGTCAATCGCTGGTCGGCCCTCACGGATCTCGTTTGGAACAATGCCGGAAGCGCCCATAGCTGGATCGTCCTTCGCATGTATGGCACGGCCGAGCTGCTCATTAGCTGCGAAAGTTCGGCCATCAATGGCCAGAACCTTCTCGTGGCAACGTCGCCTTCGGTCGGCTTTTCTGGCGGAAGCACCACGGCAAGGCCAACGGCCGCCGATGAACGCGTCGTCGTTTCCAGCACGACATGGGGAGGGGTTGTCAATACAGACCAGTCCGTGAAGATGCACCTCTTGAAGAGCACGGATGGTCAAAGCTGGCGGTGGCTCATCGGAAACACGGGCCAAATCGGCACCGCATGGATCTTCGGCAAAGCCGTTCAATTCAACCCAACAGCTTGGCCCGCATCATTCTCGATGTTTGCCATCGGCGGTAGCCCGAACACGAACGTATTGACGCAGACGAACCTCAACGCGAACGCCAACTTCTTCGGGTATGGTGCCAGCGCCATGACCATGTACTTGGGAGGCATGTACTACGCGTCGGGTTTGGCAAACGCCAACATCACGTCAGCGAATGATCTATCTGGCAACTGGCCATTCTTGCCCCAAGAGCTTTTCTCGGCGACAACCTCGAATCGAGGTGCTCATGGGTATCTGTGCGACCTTTGGTACGGAAGTACGACTACGGCCACGGGCGCGAGTTTCCCTCTCACGGGAACACAACATCAATTCGTGCAATTCGGAAGCTTGATCTTGCCGTGGTGCCAGACCGCTCCGATTGTGACGTGAGGTAGTTATGGCCGCATTCGACGCAGAAGTAGCTTCTCCGCCACAAGTAACAGAAGGTCCAGAGAGTGCCTATGTTATTGTACAAGGAGGAGAAGCTGCTGTAGTAACCCCTGGAGAACCACAGAAACCGAGGGTCATTACTTCCAAAGCTAGGGTGGTGAGAAAATGAATCAAAATTTTCAGCAAGATGCGCAGGGCAGATTGCTCGCCGTCATTTCTGAGGTGAGCGCCACCTTAGACCCGGACAAGCCACTGCCGGTGGCAACGGGCGCTACTATCGCAGAGATTGATGACATAAAGGCCATAGCGGTTGTAGCTGCCGGCGGCGAAGTCTCGGCGGTACAAGAAGGTGAATGGACTGTTACGGTAGAGGACGCACCGGCTACCGGCTTTCCCTCGCTCGAAAACCAAGTGACGGCGAATGGGCACCTGTCCTCCATGAAGGACATGCTCACGAGCATTAGCGACCGCCTCCCGGCAGCGTTAATAAATGGCACACTCATCACAACAGAGGCTAATTCAACACTGATTCGCACGAGCCTTGATCATCTGGACAACAAAACGCCCGGCATGATTACGAGCGACCCAGTGCCGAATACACAAGCTCCGCCAGTTCGCATCGTGCCGGCGTTCGTATCCGGCAAAGAGTTGCATGTACAAACATCGGCTGGCATCGCCAATGGAGCGAACAAGATATTGTTCGGCCTCAATAACTCGACGACGAAGGTGCTCTACATCTCACGTGTGCGCATCTCGAATACACAAACAAGTAACATTAGCGGTTCGCTCGTTTGGATGTATTGCCGACGAAGTACTGGTCTGATCACTGGTTTTACAGAACTGACGCAAATCTCATCGCCAGCTCTTTTGCTTGGGTATCGAGACCCGCAGTACGCACTGCCACCCGGACTCGTGTTTCTCACCGCCGGCACGTTCGGCGGAACAGTACACAGTCTTGACTCGTGTCAGTGGTCTACGGATGCCTTCAACCCGGCCAATCAAGACATGACGGCAATCATTGCGGCATACGGTATCTACCACGATACTTTCTCGTTCGAGGACGATCCCATTGTTGTGCCAAATGGTTATTCCTTCGGCGTTCAGTGTGATGCCCTCATGGCCGACGGAAATCCACCAAATGGTCAAACACTGGTTGACCTCAACATTCGATTTGCGGAGTGACAATGGCAAACAAGTACCAAACCAACTTCTGGCAAGAGGTGGTCCCATGAAGAAATACATCTGTGCATCATTGGCGCTCGTTACGGTCCTGTTTGCTCCCTCGTGCGAGCCTGCCCCAGGGCATGGCCCTGATGGCGGAGCTGGCAACGGCGTGGGAGGTATGGGCGGAGCCCCAACGAGCGATGCAGGGGCGCTTGGAGGCCAAGGCGCGGCATCCTCGTCCAGCGGCCTCACCGAGACCTGTGACATCAATTACGTGGAAAGCGTCTGCGAAGGTTGTAAGGCCATGGGTTGCCCGCCTGCAATGGATGATGATGAGCCATGTCATCGCATCGGCGTGATTCATTACACCGACATGATCGGCTGCATCCAGTTGGTTCCCGGAGCTTGTCCGGCATGTCCAAATCCAGCGGCACCCGGCGATACAATCTCTGCCGATTGTTCTACCTGCATCGCGGCTTTCGGCAACTGCAACATGGATTGCTACAAAGCCGTCCGCAGAATTCCCTGAGAGGAGCAACATGAAGACGGTCTTGTTTTTAGCCCTGTGCTTGGTGATGCCCGCAGATAAATGCGGGTATGTGCCGGATAGGCATCGCGAAGTACATTGGGATGTTCAATTGTATGTACCAGCCGGTGGTACATAAGTTCTGCCCAACATGCGAGAACATGTCTCCTTGGGAGCCGATGCCGGAGGGATGTGCGGAATGCGCAGAACAACACATCGATTGCAGCTTTGATTGCTTCGCGGAGTGAGCCATGACGAAGATGACGAAGAATACGAGAGACTACGTAAAGGGGGCTCGTAGCGGCAACAATGCCCCCGCCAACATGAAGCGGATGAAGTCCGGGCCGAAAGGAGCCGGTCGCCCCATAGGTACGTTCCCAAAGAAGTACGAATCGCTGGCGCTCGAGATGTGGCGCGACAAAAAGTCATTGGATGATATCCGCCAGACATTGATCACCATGGGGTACAACATCTCCATGAAGGCGATACAAGATACGGTAGAACGACCGATCATCGTCCCCGTGGTTGTGCCAGCCAGCCCCACAAAGAAGTTCGATCTTTCATCGGCGGCTTTTGGTTACGATGAGAAGACCCTCGTAGATGACTTGATCTTGGAGGGAGAGACACCTTCCAAGATTCTGGAGGTACTTGCCGCTCACGGACTCGAACCATCGCTGGAAGAAGTAGCCGCGTATGTCGTTCGGCGGAGCGAAGAGCTATCCAAGCTCGACAAAGCAACGCTGGAGCAACAACGACTGGTCAATAGATCAAGGTCTACCCATTCCAAGCTGCTCGAAGTCTGGCGAAACATGCCTGAGTACAAAAAGTATTCCGAGAAGACATTCATTGCCTTGCTTGGTGAATTGCGCATGTTGCAGACCATGATCATGGACGCCGGGAAGAACAATCTGCCCACAGACCGTGCGGACGAAGCCAATGCTGAGATAGAGGCAAAGCTTGGCCTACTCGATGCCTCTACGGCAGGGTGAGTCATGTCGTCCGCTGTATTCGTGCCAGAGCACGCTTGGCAGCCAACTGGAGTGAGCACGGCCAAAAAGCTCATGGATGCTGGGAAGGCTCGTGCTTTCTATGAGTCCCTCACACCAGCGGCGAAACAAGCATTGAAATACAAGTGGGATTTTTGGAGCAGACCTGCTCAACAACTCCCGCCGCACAACATCGTTCCGCACGCGCTCGGATGGAAGTATTGGATATTTCTAGCTGGGCGCGGCAGTGGAAAGACGCGTTCTGCGGCTGAAGTAATCCGCACATTGGTGGAACGCGAAGAAATAAAACGTATTGCTCTTGTCGGCCCTACGTACCGCGACTTGATACAGACCATGATTCGAGGGGAGAGCGGGCTGTTGTCCGTGTTCCCAAACGGTGGCCCAATCAAGCTGCGGTACGTGAAACAAGATGCCTGCGTGTACTTCAACAAAGGCTCACACACCGTAGCCACCGCGTTTCTTTACACAGGCGAAGAGCCGGAGCGTCTTCGTGGTCCGCAACATGACTTCGCTTGGTTCGATGAACTAGGTGCATTCAAGTACCCAGTTGACGTGTGGAAATTGTTCATCGCCGGCCACCGTCTTGGCAGAAACCCAAGGGGCATGTTCACGACGACGCCAAGAGCCACACTTCTGCAAATCGAGGGTCTCTTAGACCACCCAAGAGCAGTTACAACCTTTGGCACCTCACAGGAGAACAAAGACAATCTTGCACCAGACACCATCGAAACATTGGAGAGCATTTACAAAGACACAGACTTTGCCGCGCAAGAACTGGGCGGTGTTCTCCGTTTGGATGACATCGGCGCGCTCTTTCGCATTGATTGGCTGAACGCCGCTCGAGTGAAGCCGGAGGCAATGGTCAAAACGCAACAAGTAACCATTGGCGGAGTGCCGATATCGAAGGTTGTTGTTGCGGTTGATCCTTCCGGCAGCTCGAAAACAACAGCCTGTGAATGCGGTATTGTGGTTGCCGGTATTGACGCAGATGGAACTGTCTATGTATTCGAGGACAGGTCCAAGCGCGCTACGCCGGATGAGTGGGCAAGGATTGCGTGTCTTGCCAGCCGCGATTGGTATGGAGCTGCCATCGTTTACGAAAAGAACTTTGGCGGTGAGATGGTCGGCTCCGTCATTAGGTCTGCGGCCAAAGACCTCGGGATGCAGGTACAGGCAATCCCAGTGGATGCCGTGGCGGACAAGGTAAAGCGCGCAATGTTGGTGTCACCGTTGGTGCAGAAAGGCAAAGTCCGCCTCGTGGGATACTTTGGTCCCTTGGAAAAGCAGCTTGTGACCTGGGGTCCTGGATCGACCGTCAGCCCCGATAGGCTTGATGCCTTCGTCTGGGCAGTGACCCACTTGCTCCTAAAACAAGTACCCCGTGGTGTGGTTTAGTGATTCCCCTCTTGGCACGTGCTTTTTCACCGTGCTAATCTACAACCCGTGGACGTAAAGACTCTTTCTGCAAAACACCCCTTGTGCAATGTCGAGTTGTTCAAGCGTTACGAGGCGCTGTACAGTGGTGGGCATGTGTTTCGCGAAGTTCTTTGCGACTTCTTGCCGAAGCAGCCACAAGACACCCAAGAGATTTACAATCTGCGCCTGAAGGAAGCCAGCTATCGCCCCTATGTCGGGCAGATAGTTCGAGCTTACGCGGGCGCATTGTTCTCCGCACCTTATGTTCTTCGCACCAAGAAGGACGATAAGACAGTGGATTTGGATGCTGCGTACACGGCAATCAAAGAAGATTGTGACGGACAGGGCTCTGACCTTACTTCTTTTTTCAAAGACCGCTTCCGCAAAGCATTGGTCACTTGTGCTTCCTATTGGCTGGTACAAGCCCCAGTCGTGGACTCCGAATTGAGCGAGAAAGAAATAAAAGCCCGTGGCCTCGACCGGGCACACATTGTTCCATTGGAGACGAGCAACGTCCTCGATTGGGAAGTAGCTGACGATGGCGCGTATGCTTGGGTGAAGGTGTTCAATAGGACCGTGCGCAGGCCGGACCCAGGCAAGGCACCGATTGTTGTGGACACATGGAGGGTTTACTTCCCTGAGCAAGTGGAGGTGTACCAGATCAGCTACGACCCAAAGAAGCCACCAAAAGGCGCAACGACAGTGCCGATGATCGACGCGTATGAACACGGCTTCACTCGAGTGCCGATCCTTTGCCTGCGATTGCCGGATGGTCTTTGGCTTCTCGATGCCGCTGCGGATGCCCAGATTGAGCACTTCCGCCTTTCGTGCGCCCTTGGCTGGTCGTTGCGTCGCTCAGCTTATCCACTGGGCATCTTCAACCTGCAATCAGGCAGCGAGCCGCCAAAGACAGGCCCAGGTCTGGGTGTCATTCTCGGCACGGGAGAGACGTTTGGCTGGGTTGAGCCATCGGGCAGTTCATTGACCGTTTTGCGGGATGAAATCAAAGCCCAAAAGGATGAAATTTACCGCGTGTCCCAACAAATGGCAATGAGCGCGGACAATTCATCGGCTTCCATTGGGCGCTCGGGACTCTCCAAGTTGGCTGACGCAGATGCAGCAGATGCTTGTCTGCGCGACTACGCCTACTTCGTGCGTGAGGCTATTGAAGCCACCTTCGAGCTGATATCCAACGCGCGCGGTGATTACGATCTCGTGTTCTCCGTCGAAGGATTGAACAGTTTCAATTCTCAGGATGTAGAGACAATTGTCGATGTGGCAAAAGCCGCTCGTGAGTTTGGCATCGAAGCCGAATCGGATACTTTCCGAATCGAGTCACATTGCCGCATTGCTGATCTTGTTCTCCCTGCAGATGTTCAGCAGGACGTGAAGAACAAGATTCGCGAAGAGATTTCAAAGGCCCCAAAGCCTATTGAAAGCAACAACGGTGAAAACCGCACCAACCCTGCCAAGCCCACGCCCGCTGGCAGCTCGGAGGAATAAATCATGGCGAACAAAGCGAACGAAAACGCACCCGAGAAAGACAACAAGCCCGAGGGAGGCGAAGAGGACGCAGACACCAAGCTTGCGAACCTCGTCAATTCTGCGGTCACTTCGCAACTGAAGCGACACATGAAGAACCTTGGGGATTCTTTTGGCTCGATGCTCGATGAGCGTCTTGCCTCGCTCAATCTCGGCAAGAAAGAAGAACCCAAACCATCGAAAGGGGAGGAAGCCAAAGACACGAATGAAAAAGAATCCGCAGCCATGTCGGAGATCGAAAAACTGCGTGGTGAATTGAAGGCCGAGAAAGCGCGTGCCGCTGAGAAAGAGGTCTTCGCTGACATTCGTGCGCTCCTGGTTGGTAAGGTTCGGCCAGAGGCTTTGGATATGGCGATCAAGGTGCTCAAAGCCGATGGTCTCGTGAAAATCAATGCTCGTGATGGCTCTGTGAAGCTCAAGTCTGCGGAAGGGGATGTGGAGTTGGCGGATGGTCTCGAGGAATGGCTCAAGAGTGACGGGGCAATCTTTGCTCCTGTGCCACAAGCCAAGCCCAAGCCGCGCATCACAGGACCGACAAAAGCGCCATCGCGGCCAGCATCCGGCGGCAGTGGCGATGAAGGACTCACACCCGCCCAAAAAGCACTTCGAGCTCTTCAAGCAAAAGGATTGTCGATTTGAAATCCGGGGCTCGTAGCCCCTGAAAGAAGGGGCGAAAAGCCCAGAAGGAAAATGAACGATGGCTCTTCAAACTGCTGCTCTTCTGATTCTCGCCCAGAATTATGCTGGCGATATCATTCGGCAAATCAACCGCCGGTCTGTTGCTTTGGCTTTGCTCGCCAAAAAGCCAGGTGAAGGCAAAAACGTGGCGTGGGCTGCACAAAGCTCCGGCGCGGTTGCTGAGGCTTATGCCGAAGGTGCCGACGCGGCCAGCTTCGCGGCGGATGCCCAAAGTTCGGCCATTATCCCTTGGTCGTTCTACCGCTCGAACTTCTCCGTCTCTGGTTTTGCCAAAGCGGCTGCTCGAACGAGCCGAACACCGGAGGGCAATATCGAGCTGATCGCGCGCGACATTGTCGATGCATCGGCCGCTCTGTCGGACCAACTCAACAAGCACATCTACACTGGGCAATCCGGCCAGACGCCTGGCCAAATCGTTGGCTTCGATGAGGCCATCGGTCTGACCAACAACACGTACGCCACCATCGACCGCACAACGAATGCTTTTTGGCGTCCGTATGTGGCGGATCCAGGTGTCCCGACGGCGCTCACCTTCGCCCAAATCCGTCTCGACCTCGCCTCGATCATGAAGGCTGGTGGCGTGAAGCCGAACGTGGCTCTTGTTGGTCCTGAGACGCTCAACGCTGTTGGCGCGCTTTTCGATCCGCAAAAGCTCTACACGATGCAGACGACCAAGGTTCTTGGTGCGGAAGGCATGGTTGAGCTCGAAGGTGGAATTGGTGCCATCAAGTTCGATGGTTGTTACTTCGTGGAAGACAAGGATGCGACCGAGGGGAAGATCTACTACGTCAATACTGACGCAGCGGATGTTCAATACCTCCCGCTCGATGAGCCGATGATGGGCGGCTCGGACGAGATGATGGACACGCAAGCCTACGACGGCTTCGAGGAAATCCCGCTGGGGATGCGCACCGAGGCGCTTGCTCGTACCGGCGACGCGGACAAGGCGATGATCAAGGTCTACCCACAACTTCGTGTGCGTCGGCCGAATCAATGCGGCGTTCGCAAAAACATCAACTACACGGTCTGATGTTCATTCGCTTGGAGTAGGAGAACTACAATGAACGTCAGAGCACTCACTCAACTTGAAGCCACCGCGCTCGTAGGGCAATACAATGCTCTGCGAGCCGATACGGCCAAAGCACATCTCAAGCTTGTACTTCATGTGCAGGCGGTTCCGTCCACCATCAGTGCGGTTGATTCCGGCGACCTCGTTGCCACAACCAACGCGCTGGTGACGGCGTATGAGGCGCATCGTGTGTCAGTGTTCTCTGCGACGACCAATCTGGGCGCGCATGGTTCTTCCGATACAACGAACGCAGTCACAGCTCCTGTGGCGACCGATCTGGCTACGGCAATCACGCGCGCGAACGAATTGAAAGCAGATTTGAACGCCCATATTGCTGTGACGGCCAAACACATCACGTCGAGTTCTGCGGCCGTTGCTGCTGCAGATGCGACTGATTCGCCAAGCCTTTTGACGTTGGTCACGGACATCCGCGCGGTGCTCTTGGCCCACGTCACAAGCGCATTCACGAGTGAGGGTATCACCCTGATCGCCCCGTGAACCCAAAACTCGGGGCTGGGGTGGTTTCTCTCTCGTCGCCATCCCGGCCCCATTCTTTTTGCTGGAGTAGAAGATGTTCACCGACCAAAGGAAAGTACAAATCAGGTTCTTCTTGGGATATCCATTCCCTTTCCAGCAATATAACCCGCGACTGGAGAGCGCCATTGATCTGGTAGGTGCCGACGCAACAGCGCAGACGATGGTGGAAACAATACTGGACAAGCTTCTCGCGGTGTACGGCCTTGATCCGAACGTGCCCAACCAACCGGCACAGGTTGATCAGGTTGTGCAACAAGCCGGAATACAACGCGTTGAATCTGCAGATGATGTGGTTGAGTTTGGCACAACATCCAAGACAGGTGGCAGTGGTAGTTCTTCCGCCATCCTTGACGCGCAAAACGACGTTGCTCGGCAATTGGTAGGCGCCTTGTCCGTGATGATGGGCGTCGAAATCGCGAACAACATCTTTGGCAAATCCGGCTACCAAGGCGACGGCTGGGGAGCGCGCTCTGTTCAAATGAGCGTTGGCCCAAAAACAGTCCTCATGGGGTGCTGAATCATGACGCTGCGCGATTCCTGCCTACCAATCTTCGAGGGTGCCAGAGTTCTTTTGGCCAAGGCTGGGTTTCGTCGTTTTGACGTTGTGATGCGTGTCGTCACATGGTCCGGGCAATCGGTTGGTGAAGGGACAAAGACCGTCACGGATACGCCATTGCTTGTTCAAGACCAGCGTGTGAAGGTGCGCCGAATCAAGCAAGAGGATGTTGTGGCGTCTGGCGGCACATGGGAGGACGTGGACTATCGCATCGGCCCTTTCACACCCACATTCTCCGGTGCCATCGGCCCAATCACAAGCGGCGGCCTCGAACCAGCAGCGTTCAATCCATTGCCGGATGTATCAGCCAAAGAGATTTACTACAAGATAACGGGGCAGGGTATGGAAGATGGAGCCTGGTTCAAGAAAATCAGCCAAGAATCTGACCGCTCATTCAGTTATTATTTCACCGTGCGAAAGATAGCCACAGAGGCACCATGATCAAGACGAAGGTAGACGGCACAAAGACAATTGCAGCCATTGATAAGCTCATCAAAGGTCTGGATTCTGCCGTTCTACAAGGTGCTGTGGATGTGGCCTACGCTGGACAAAAAGAAGCCCGCGCCAATTCAAAAGGCAGCCTTCGCCGCAATGTTGTGGTTCAGCGACAAAACAAACAAGTAAAGCTGGCAGCCAAAGCCCCGTACTCCCGCTTCGTAGAACATGGGCGTGGGCCAATCGTGGCCAAGGGCAAGGCTCTGCGCTTCGAGGTGGGCGGCAAGGTGCTCTACCGCAAGAGCGTCGGACCAGCGAAAGCGAGGCCCTTTATGGCACCAGCAAGGGCGGTGATGAATGAATCGAGCTTGGTAGAAGTCTCTATCAACGAATTGATTAGGAGCTTGTGATGGCGGACTATGGCAAATTCCAGCTTGGCGGGGTCGTATACCCGGTAGAAGCTTCCCCCTTCGTCAAGGCATTGCCCAAGCTCGACCCGCCTATATACAAGGCGCTCGCCTTCTACAAGGCGATGCTCGTCCAGCACCTTGGCATATATTTCGATGCGCTCGTCACGGATGCCGGTATGGCTGATTATGCGGGTAAAATAGTCGCCGAGTACGTTGGTTATGACCCGGCACCATACCTACAAGCAGCACAGTACAAGTTCCCGCTGCTCGCGCTCTACCGTACGGAGGAAGAAGTAAAAGATCACACCGTGGCTTGGTACAAAGCGCAGAGCCAATGGACACTGCTTTATGTACTGCCGACATTGACAGCGGCACAAGCCAATCAGGTTGTACACATCCTCAAAGGAGTCCGCGCAGTCATTGCCGATAGAACAATCCAAGGGTATGATCCAGACTATAATTCTGGGGAGGAGGTGTGGAAAACTGCGGGGATCATGTCGATAGGAATCACAACAGCGCGATATGGGACAATACCCGACCTGTCTACAAACATCCTTTTCCCAGCGCTTGAACTGACGATGAACGTAGAAGAGCGCGAGGAAAAGAACCCAGGCTTGGACACCTTCTCCGGTATTGATGGCGAAGTAAAAGTCTCTGACGGCACTCCTGCCAATGAGGTTACAGTCGCCGAATTTGAGTGGAGTACACCATGAAGATGCTTTCGGTAAAACCTGTGGGTACGGCATTGGTACCCGATTATGTAGCGGTTGAACAAGGTGTTCTCCGCTTTGTTGGGCGACGTCACAATCCGACTCTTGGAGCGAATGGGGGTTGGGTGCCTGTGGAGGGTGCTGTTGAAGTGCCTTTGCGTGCTGAATACATCCAAGAGCTCAAGGCCGGAACACTTCTTCCCGCCGATGAGGAAACGGCAAAACTTGCGGGCGTCGAGATGCCCCAATGATTGAACCAAAGACTTTGGAAGGAGATAGATTGAAATGAGTGCTTCCATTCAATTGACGGGGATTTCGGCCTCGGACCCGGTGCCCGGCGAATACGTTGAAGTCGCGTTCGCACAAGGCCCGGCTTCTTCGGCTACGGCTACCGACAAGGTGCTGTTTATCGGCAACATGCTTTCTACCGGCACGGGTACGGCAAGCGTTGTGTATGGCCCCGATACGGCCGTTCCCATGACTTCGTCGGATGATGCTGCATTGCTCTTTGGCGTTGGCTCTGAACTTCACCGCCAGATTCGTCGGTTCATGCAGATGAATACAACGACTCCGGTGTATGCGATTGCCGTTGCCGAAGGTGCCGGTGCCGGTGCCGCAAGCGGTACAATCACGATTGCCACAACGGCAACCGGCGCGGGTACATTGCGCATCTACGTGCAAGATGAGTTCGTGGACGTCGGTTTTGTGACTGGTGACACCCCCACGGTGATCGCAGGCAACGCTGTTACCCAAATCAACGCGAAGGGGCATTGGCCGGTCACGGCTGCGAACGTTGCCGGGGTTATCACTCTGACGACCAAGCAAAAGGGATTGCGATCGAACCTGATCCGGTACTTCGCGCGCATCATCCCCTTCACGGGTGTTGGTACAACGGTTACGCCAGCCGCTTCCACCCTCACATCGGGTGGTACTGTCTCCGATGATTTGACTGCTGCATTGGCCGTCATCGTCGCGCAAAAGTACTACTACATCGTCCCGGCGGCTGTTGATGCCACGCAGCTCGGTTTGCTCAAGACCCAAATCGATACGCTGGCATTGCCCGTCAACGGCATTCGCCAGCGAATGGTCTGGGGCTCGAACGATACCTTGGCCAATACCATCACGATCGTCGATACCCTGAATGCGGCCCGTTCCGAATGCGCTTGGCAACTCCAGGGGGACATCCCGGCTCCTGAGCTGGCGGCTATCATGGCGGCGGCCTATACGCTCTATGAAGCCCCGGCCGTGCCACGGCTGAACTTCAATTTCTACGGCCAAGGCGAAGGCGAGCCGTGGACCGTGAAGGCGCCTCTCTCCGGGGCAATGCCGACACGTTCGCAGGTTTATGCCGCGCTCAATGCCGGTGTGTCGCCAATCGCTGTTCAAGGCTCGAGCGCCTACCTCGTCAAGCGCATCACGAACCGGTACAAGCAAGGGGCAATCCTGGACTACCGCATTCGCGACGCACACAAGGTGCTCATTGCGGATCGTTATGCGGATTCTTTGATCTCGAAGAGCGCTCAACAACTTCGTGGCAAAGAGATTGGCGATGACCCGAAAAAGAATGAGCCGACGCCTGGTCCCCGTGTGGTCACTCCGCGCGTGGTGAAAGCCTTGGTGGATGCAGTCACCGACTTCTACGGAGGCAATGACTTGCTCCAAAACGTGCCGACGATCAAAGAACAAACTCTTGTTCTTCGAGACAGCGGCAATAGGACGCGCATGGGAGCGAAAGTACCTCTGCAGCCGGTCGATATCCTCGATCAGCTTTTGTTTCGCGTTGACCAGGTGGCCTGATTCGACAAACTCTTTTGTGGAAATAGGTGATTGAGATGGCTTCAAACGTTCAAAAGTACACAAAAGCAGTTGTGTACATCAACTCGAACCTCTTGACGGAGGAATCGAACGTCACCGTCAAGCGTGAGGATGGCGGCAATGCGGTGAAGACCGTGGCCAAAGGATACGCAGGCCGAAGTCCTGGGTCTCCGATGACCATGATTACCGTTGCCAACGCCGTTCCTTCGGCGGACTTTGAGTTCAATCCTGGGCAATTCATCAACCAAACCGAAGAGGTTGAGGTGACTATCTTTGCTGCGGGCCGTACTCTGACCGTCGTCGGCTTCATTATCTCGGACAATTTCCAACATGGCGTGGATAGCGCGGCATCGTTGGAGTTCGAGTTTGAAGGCGGGCCTTCGGACTGGGGGCCTTGAACTCTAACCGAAAGCCAGTACAATAAGACGAGAGAACAATGAGCAAAAACACTCCTCCGAACAACGTGGACCCGGGTGATCTTTGGGCGCAGATAACAACTCTTCCCAGAGCTCACCGGGTCGTCCCCTTTCCTCGCAGTGGCAAAGACGGTCTTCCCATTGGGAATGTAGCTCTTTGCGTTCTCGATGGTGACGAGGCCTCTTTGGCCAACATCAATGCTGAGAAACATGTGCGGGAACAATACAAGAAGCTTGTCGGCGAAATACCAAAAGCCGATGAGGTGAATGACTCTTTTCGCACAGTCTTCAATGGGCGCGCGACAAGAGAGATTCTTTTTCGGTCGTGCAAGAAGGCGGATCAATGTAGGCCGGATGAGCGCGGCGTATGCACGACGGGCCACGATAAGCTCTCCGCTTTCTTTCCCACAATGGAGGCCATTGGCAAACTAACGACCGATGAACAAGCCGTACTCATGCGGCACTACCTGCACACCCAGGCGGAAGTAGGCCCTATTGTGGCCAACATGTCGCAAGGGGAAATGGATGCTTGGATTGAAATGCTCGGCAAAGGAGGGAGCCGCTCCCCTTTAGGTTTGCTGTCATCGGATCAAGCGAGCGAGTTGTTGATGTATATGGCCTCCCGCTTGTGCAGCTCACCGATGGACAACTCCTCTGCTGGTACGCCGCAAGAAAACACCACCTCGAACGAGTGAGATGAGCCATGGATCCGGTAACGATTGCCTTACGCCAAGAAGGTCTGAATGATGTAAAGGCGGCTCTGCGCGATGTGCAGGAGGCAATCGCTCAACTGGATCAATTCTCGGTACGCTCTGCGAAGGATGCGAGCCATGCACGGGTTCGTGGTCTCAAAGCCGAAGCTGCTGAACGCCAGCGTCTTTTAGGGGATAGTTCACAAAAAGTTTCACGTAGAACAAGCCGAAAACAAGAAAGTCGTGATGCATTTCGGCGCGCACTAGGTGGAGACAGTGGTTGGAGTGTTCGTCGTTCGACGAGCGGTCCAACCATCTCTGAATCAAGTGGCGGTGCATCGAGCATGATGAGCCTTGTTGGTAAAGCAGGCGTGGCTGGTGCTGCAATTGGCGTCTTCATGACTGCCATCGACTTTGCTTCGGATGCTCTAAAGCAGTTCGGGGGCTTTCTCATTTCTGACGTCATCAAGCCCCAATTCGCCCTTGAAAAGTTCGCCACGCAATTGGAGAACAGCTCGAATGGGGCTGTAAAGGCCCAAACCGTCATTGACAGGAGCCGGGCGATCCAGGCGCGTTGGAACATCGATTCCATGGAAGCCGCGCAAGCCGCTGCAACCCTCGCTGACAAGACGGGCGATATGAACGTCGCTTTCGGAGCCCTCGAAGACATTGCCATGCTCAGCAAGGGATATGGCGTCGGCACGGATGAGCTTTCCGCGTTGAGTGCGGCCATCTTCAACCTTGACCAGAAAATGGGTAAGGAAGGGCTGCAAAAGGCTCTTTATACGCAGCTCGCTCAAGGCCAAGTCGCCGGGGGGCGATTTACCATCAAAGACATTGCGGGGCTTGGGGGCGAGCTTGTGAAGAACGCTTCTCGGCTCACCGGGGATGCAGACGTTCGGCTCGCAAGCATCGGAGCAGCGCTTCAAACGGGCGGTATCACGGGCAAGGCAGACGTTTCTATGACGAACGTCAACTCATTCCTTGCCGAAGCTGCCACGAAGCTCAAAGGGTCCAAGGCCGTCAACGACAAGGGCCAGATAGCGGATCTTGGGCTCGCCATTCGAGAAGTCCTTATGAAGACGGGCGGGGATGCTGGGAAGCTCAAAACGTTGGGTTATTCCGACACATCGACGTCGTTTATCATGCAATACATGACGGACTTCCAAGAAGCCCTCAAAGGAGGGGCCAAGTCTGCGGATGCCGCAGCCAGAGCAACGGCGACGTTTGAACAGATGCGAACGGCCATTGCCGACGAGAAATCGGTGCGAGCAGCGGCAAACAATGTCATGCAAACGGCGGCCGAGAGATATGAAACGGCCATGAACCAAATCAAGGACAAGCTGTATTCCTTGATGCCGCAGATTTCGACGCTTGTTTCGAGCCTTGCCGGGAAAGGGCCGCAACTTGCGAATGCCGCTATGGTGCTCGCGCAAGTCTTCGTTGCCGCTGCTACGGCTTTGGAGAAGCTCATCCCGGAGACGGATACGCGAACGAAGCGCATGCTTGCAAAGGCGCAGAAGCATGCGGCTTTGACCGACCAAATAAACCAGAACCAAAAAGATTCTGACGATCTCGACAAGCAAATTGCAGCCGTTCCGATCATGTCTTCCACGTATGATCAGGACGTGGCTGCATTGAAGGCAAAGAGAGACGCCAAGCAACAGCACATCAAAGACCTTACGGCCCAATCGGAGGCCCTGGACAAGTCCGAAGCCGTCCCGACCGTTGATGATTTGAAGGGCATGCTTTCGGGCTCGCAAGATGCCTTCTCGTCGCTCGCATGGGGACTCGCGGCGGGCACGCTATCGGAGCAGGGGGGGCTAGGCTCAGACCCCCTCAAAACCTTGGCCTTGCGCAAGGGCGACGACAACGCAGTGAACATGCTTCTCAGCGGGATCGCCGCTTCTCCAGGGACGATGGACTTCTCGTCTGACGCGTACAAGGGCTTCTCGGCTGACCAAAAGGAGGCTTTGGAGCGATACCGTGACAGCCTGCTCGACAAGCAAGAGCAAACCGTTGCAGGTGGTGCCAAGACGGGCGTTGCGGATGCCTTCGCTAAGGTCGCCGATAAGCTTGAAAGCGCCGCCGATAAGCTCGACAAGGCAGCAACCCGTACCGGGGACGTCAACCGAGACACCCCGATCGGCCAAAGGTGATCAATGGACGTGCTTAAAACACTGCAAGAATGCTCTTTCCGAGGGATCTCTTTCCCTGTGTCAGCAATCATCGAGAGCTTTTCGCACGACTTGCCGCAACACAAGGCTGTCGATCGGGACGGTGCATTCGTGGAAAACACAGGTCGAAACCCGTTCGTGTTTGCCGTTACGGCACCTTTTGTAGCGGCAAGCCTCGC